TTTTAGTTGCTAATGCATCACGATTCACTTCAAATATTATTGTATTTGGATTAGTTTTTTTTGCTAAATTCCATTCATTTTTCATTTGTTCGCAATATGGACAACCATTCATTGTAAATAAATAAATTGCACGATTTTTTATTTGAAATTTATTTATATCATCCGGATTTTTAATTTTTGTAATTGAAGATTTATTCGCAACTGTTTTTTTTGCAACTGGTTTTTTTGGAACTGGTTTTTTTGGAACTTTAGGTGGCATATTTTAATTTTTATATTTATTTTTTTTATGGTTTAAAATCAAAAATGGAACCTACACATTATAAAACTGCTTCTGATATTTCTTGTAATAATATGTTATGTTTAGCAAAAAAACACCAAGATTATAATAGAAATATTTTTTTAAATAGAATGATTTCAACTAATTGTGGTCGAGGTGATTCAGAAGGCTATTTTGTAATTGGAGAATGGATTAATCCTAAACATTGTCATAATAAAAGACCAGATTATAATTTAGATTGGTGGGATAAAAAAAATTCTTTTTGTGTTGGAGAAGAATTTAATCAAAATACAAATGCGAAATTTAATAATAAACAAAATAAAGATTTCTGTCCAGCACCAGATTTCTCTAAAGCTAATTTAGTTGATTTTACAATAGAAAATAATCCGTTTAATAATCATGATTATAAAACACCTAAGACATGTGACATGATATAAATATTTAATTATATATTTATATTAAATGAAAAAAGAAGATATAGAAAAATATATTTTAGAATCAGGGAAAGATTACCCGAAATATAATTACTATCGTTTAAATTATTCAATTATTGAACCCTATGTTAAAAATTGGTCTAAAAATAGAATCCAATGTGATTTAAGAATTCAAGAAATGATTAATAATTATTATATCGATAATCATTTAGATTTCCATTTACATTTAGCTTTTCTTCAAGATGAAAAAATGGTTTGTTATGATGGTAATCATCGTATGCAAGTTTTAAATCAACTTCTTAAAGAAGGAATAGATAATATAATAAATATTACTGTTATGTGGGAATGCTCTAATGACGATATTTATAAAGATTTCAAAAATTTAAATAAACAAAGTATTGTTCCAAATATGTATATTGAAAATGCTAAATATAGTGATAAATTTAAAAAAGATGTTGATAATATCATAGAAAAATATAAAAATAAATATAATAAATATTTACATTTTAAATCAAGTAATAATCCTAAACCACCACATATACAAACTGATTTATTTAAAAATATTATTACTAGATTATATGATGATATTCCAGATATTAATAAAAAAACTCTAGAAACAGTTGAAGAATTATTAAAAAAATATAATTTATATTTAAAAGAAAATGCAAATGATTATATAGATCCTAAAAATAAATTATTTGATAAATGTTATAAATCAGATTTATGGTTATTTATAAAAAAAGATTTTGATTTTCAAAAATGTTTATCATTTCTTTAAAATTTCATCTACAAAAGAACATTCAAAACACTTATATTTTCGTTTTTTATGAATGCATATTCCAATACCATCACATTCTTTACATCTATCTTTTCTTTTTTTATGAATACATAAACCACTTCCATCACATTCAACACAGTAATATTTTATTTTATTATGTTTGCAAATTTTATTTCCATTACATTCACGACAATAATCTTTTTGTCTATTATGAATACATAATCTATAATTACATATATTACATCTTTTTTTTATCTTATTATGATAACATAATAAACTTGGATTACAAAATTTACAATTTACTTTTAATATATTATGAGAACATACTATTTTAGGAGTACATAATTTACATCTATATTTTAATCTATTATGACAGCATAATATTTTAGGATTACAAATTTTACAACTATATTTTCTTTTATTATGTAAGCAATTCATTTATTTATATAAAAAAAATGATTACATTTTATATAAAAAAATAATATATGACAAAAAGAACCTTATCAGAAATGCAAGAAAACGAAGATATAATTAAAGAAAATAAACTATTAAAAATTCAATTGAAAGATTTTCAAGATAATTATGAACCAAAACTTGTTTATCGTGAAATAAATCAAAATAATGAAGTATTAGTTGCATTAGAAGAAGGTAGAGTTCATAAAAGATTAATTTATAATGATAAATTAGATGAATATACTGGATTCTATGATTTTAGAGATATTCATATGTTTAATTTTCTAAATTTATTTAACAATCGAGTTGTTAATAGTGATGTTATTGATAATCGTGTTAAAGAAAATCTTGAAAATTATCAAAAATATCAAAAATTATTGAATTTTGGAACAATTAAATTAGCTATAATAAACGATGATACAGAAGAAAATAATAATACATTTTGGATTATGGATGGACAACATCGTATTGAAGTAGCTAAAAAACTTGCTCTTGAATCAATAATTAATAATGATGAAATTACCGTAAATGTTACTATTAAAATCTTAAATAATCAAGAAGAATTGAATAGTTATTTAAAACTCTATCAAATGCAATATCCACCAGATATGAGACTTTTTTCAACAAATAAAATTGAAAGAAATATTAAAGACTTTTTAATTAAAGAATTTAGAAGATTATATCCAGATCAATTTAAAAGTTATGATAAATATATTAAAAATACAGTTAATAATTTACATATTGAATGTATTGGTGATGAAAAAAAATCAACTGGACTTTATAATAGAACTTTTGAAAAACCATATAATTTAAGTGATCCAGTAGTTGCAGATCTATATAAAAAAATAAATATTTTTAGAAAAATTAGTGATGATGGAGAATCTTATATTATTAAGAATCCTGATATTATCGAAAAAATAAATCAAATGTTTAATAAATATAAATGTAATTATGGATTTATTTATAATAATTCAACAGCTTTATATACAATAAATAATCAGTTTAAATAATTAAATATGGATGCCGATAAATTCTATTTTATCATTAAAGTTTATATTGCATTAATTATTCAATTACTTATAACATTTGGATTTTTACATATTTTACGATTAACAGAAGATAATATAACAAAAGTTCTTAAGGATACAAATATATGGGTATATATAATAACTTCTTTAATATTAATTTTAATATTTGCATTTTTACCTCGTAATACACCAACACCAATTAAATTATTAATATTTAGTTTATTTGCATTGGTTAAAGGTATTTTATTTTATAAAATATCAGAATATGCAGATACCGAAACTATTAATTCAGTTTTAATTAGTACTATATTAATATTTTTTGTAATGAGTATTTTTGCTTTTATATTATTTATTTTAAATTATAATATTGGATATATAGGTAATTATTTATTTGCTGGATTACTTGGATTAATTATTGCACATATAATAATGATTTTTAATAAACCATCAAAATCTATGTTTAAAATCATAGTATATTTTGGATTAACATTATTTTCATTATTTGTTTTATATGATACTAATCAAATGTTATTAAATTATAATAAAAATAGTGATGTTTTAGATTCAACAATGAATTTTTATTTAGATATTATAAATATATTTAGTAATTTATTTGCATTAGAAGAATAAATCAAATATATTTACATATATCATTAATGATATCTAATGTTCCATTAATCCAATAAGGATTATAACTAAAATCATCATTACAAACATAAAAATGTATATCGTTATTAAATAATTTAAATATATTAATTTTTAAATTATTAATATTAAAGTTTTTAATAGGTGTTAAATATTTATAAGGTATTGCTAATTTACACTTATTTAAAACAATATTATATATCTTTTTATTATAATGATTTGAATATACCTTTAATGCACTATAAATATTTTCACTCCAATTATGTATTTTTAATAAATTTTCAACATTTATAGTTGAAATTAATATATTGGAATACCAACTTCTATTATTAATATTACATATAAATTGATTACATGGATTTACTTCAATTGAATGAACATTACTATTATAATAAATTTGTCCATTTAAAGATTTAAAAAAATCTCTCATTTTTTTTAGAATTATTAAACTACATTCAGTTATTTTAATATAATTTGAAACATTTATATAATTTTTTTTTATTAACTGTATTGCACTATATGTATCTATATTCATTAAAAAAATAAATTCATAAATTTCATGTTTCAATATATTAATTATATTTTGTGTTAAAATTGTATTACATGCTTCTGAAAATAATAATTCTTGTTGTAAAGATGTTGGCATTTTATCTAGTTTTAAAATTATATCTTTAATAGTTTCATTATTATTTATAATTATTTCATAAGAAATCTGTAATTTAGTTAATAACTTTTTTATTGTAAAATAATTTTCTGGGAAAATTAAACGAATATTTTCTATGAATAATGGTTTGCAATTTTTTTCAAATATTTTAACATTATATCCTTTGGAAGCAATTTTTATTCCTGCAAATAATCCAATAAATCCTTCACCAATTATAATTGTATCTGTTCTATTCATAATTTTATTACTAACAATTAAATACAATGTATAGAATACTACTTATTATTATTATTATTATAATTTCTTATATATTTTTATTTAATCTAGTAGATCACTTTAATAATAAACAATTTGATATGGAACGTGATATTATACCTAAAGATTCTAAATATGTTCAAAATGAAAGCATTGAATTTCCTATCTCAGATGCATATTTAACTTATTATTTACCAATTGATAGTAATAATATTTATGATTATAAAATTATTTCTGAATTCAGAAATATATTAGGAAGACCTCCAACTTCTGAAGAAATAAAAATGTATAGATTTAAATTATTAACTGGTGAAGTTGATGAAATATTTATGAGAACTATTTTATATAACTCAACAGAATATGAATATATGAAAGAAACACAATTAAATCAAGTTGAACATACATTAGAATTTAATACTCATAAAAAGATGTTATTTGAAATAATAACAAATTTATATATGTTATATCATAAAGATGAAATTTATGAAAATATGTTAGAACATTTAAGATCTATTTTAATACATTTTCAATTTGATATGTATTTATTTATAGCCTTTTTATCATCTAAGAAATATATTCCATTTCAAATAGAAGTTCTTGAAACAGATATTATTAATAAATATGTTTTAAGAGAAATTTTTTATAAACATTTTATTTTACTTGAATTACATAATATTGCTAATGCAATTAAACAAGAAGATTTAAAAAATGGTAAATCAAGTATATTTAAAAATATATTTGATGGACAAAAAGCATTATTAAATAAAAATAGAGAAGATATGATTAAAGCTAAACAAGAAGAAGAAAGACGTAGATTAGCCGAAATTGCTAAAGGTAATTGTGATCTTCCAGTTAAAAAGAAAAAAATATATAATCCCATTTCACATAATTTACCATATAAAACTAATATTGCACATAATCCACCTATTTGTACTTCTTTAGGTGATAAATTTAAATATAAATCTAATAATGAAATATCAAATTATACTACTATTGAACAATCTAAAGATACTGTTATTGGTTCTATAATGCCTAATTTTAAATATCAAGAATATGTTGAACAAATTACACAAAATTAATCAATATTATATCGTTCCATAGGATTTCCTTTTTTTGTTACTTCATTATATTTACTATCATATATTAATGATATATTTACAAAATTATTATCAAATACTAATAATCTATTTTTTTTTTCATAATAAATTTTATTAAATGTTTTTATTATGTCTATTAAATTTTTTATATATTTAATTTTATTTATATCTGGTAATCTTGGTAATGTTAAGATATCTCCTTTTATAAAATCATTTATATTTTTATATATTATTGGACTACTTTTATCCTCTTTAAAATAAGTAATTAACTGTTCCACTGTTCTTTGTTTATTTCTAAATAATAATTCATCAACATTTACAACTGACCAACTAAAAATTATTTCATATTCTTTTTTAATTTTTGGAAATTTATTTAATATTTTTGTTGGAAAATCTTTACAAGTTCTTTCAAAAACAATATTTTTATTTTCATTTAATGCTTTTTCTAATAGGTAATCTCTAATGTTTTCACAACTATCTTTTATTAATTTTGATGATTGACGAGTTAATATTTTTGGTATATTACCATTTAAACAATTTGTGTTTCGTCTTGCATTTTCATAAATTTTATTAAAAAAATCAACTGTATCTTGTGATGGATTATTAAATTCTTTAATTATAATTTCTTTAATTTTTTCATCTATTTTTTTATTTATTGATTTTATTTTAACTTTTCTAGAACTAGAATTAACTTTTTCATCTGAAGTGTCCATTTGTTTTTTTAGTTTTTTTTCTAGCTCTTTAAATCTTACTAAGAAGTATTTATCAATATTATCTTTAAAATATGGATTTTTATTAACTAAATCATCAATACTTAAATTAACAGTAGAAACATCTGAAAATAATGGTCCATATATTTCTTCTTTATTATTTAAATACTCATCAACTAATAGTTCTATTTTTGATTTTCCAGAACCTGTTGGACCACATTTAAATAAAATATATTTTTTTTTAACAGTTTCTACTGGAACTTTTAATGCACTTTTTTTAAAAGGAACTTTAAATACACTTTTTTTTAAAGGAACTTCCAATATATTTTTTTTATCTAATGTTTCTTTACTATCTGATGACTTTTTATCTGATGATTTTTTATCTGATGATTTTTTATACTGGGATTTTTTAACTGGATTTTCTATTTTCTTTTTTGATTTATGTTCAACTACTATTTTTTCCATTATACTTTATTTTATCTTAACAAATTAAAAGAATGAAAGAAAATTGTAAAGAACATTTCAATAAAATAATAAAAAAATATGAAAAAGATATTGAATTAAGTTTTTTAAAGAAAACTTTAAAATTAAAATCATTAATTAAAAATTTTATTATTGAAAATAATTTAATTTTATATGGTGGAACTGCAATTGATTTATTATTACCAACTAATAGTAAAATATATAAAAAAAATCAACAATTATTTGATTATGATGTATATAGTAATAATGCATATAAATATGGTGTTAAATTAGTTGATTTATTAGTAAAAAATAAATATAAATATGTTCAATTAAGAGAAGCAGCATTTACACGTGATACTTATAAAATTTTTATAGAAAACTTGCCGGTATTTGATATAACAAATTTAACAGATGAAAAATACGATGTTTATCTAAATTTAGCAAAAAAGAAAAATAAAATGTTAGTTGTTTCACCAGAAATTTTAATTCGTGATATGTGTTCACAGTTATCACAACCACATATATCATACTTTCGTTTAGATAAAACTTATGAAAGATATAAAATATTTAATAATATTTTTGGTATTAAAAAATATCAAACTAATAAAATTAAATTACATCAACCTAATCTAGAAGTTTATCAAATTTTAAAGAAAATATTAAATATATGTAAAAAAAATGGTTATCCATTAACTGGTTATCATGCATTACAAATATTAAATAACAATTATATTAATAATTTTTATAGCATTAATAATGAAACACCTTATTTAAGTTTTTTTACTAAAGATTTTCAAAAAATTATTAATTTACTAAAAGGTTATAATATAACAACTATAAAATATTTAAATTATATAACAATTTATTATAATAATATAAATTTATGTAATATTTATGATAGTAGTAATTTATGTATATCTTTTTGTCAAAAAAAAGGTTTTAATATATTAACAATATTTGGTATTAAATATTTTATTTATGATGAATTAATTCAGAATAATAATATTAATGAAACAACTAAATATATTATTTATCAATTAAATAAATATATAAAAAATAATAATTGTTTAGAAAATTGTAAATTTAATATGAAATGTTATGGTGATGGAAAACCACCAGGATGGGATATAATTAAATCAAGATGGAATGATGGTATTATTAAATATAAAGCAAAACAACAAAGTAAATTAAAGACTTTTTTTAATAACTAGAAGTTACTTCTTTTTAACATCAGAAGGTAAAAAATTACCATTTTTAACATTTTTTACAATAAAATTTACTAAATATTCATTATCTAAAGATTTTTGATTATCTAAAGATTCTTTATTATTTAAAGATTCTTCATTATCTAAAGATTTTTGATTATCTAAAGATTCTTTATTATTTAAAAAAGATTCTTCATTATCTAAAGATTCTTCATTATCTAAAGATTCTTTATTATTTAAAGATTCTTCATTATCTAAAGATTTTTGATTATCTAAAGATTCTTTATTATTTAAAGATTCTTCATTATCTAAAGATTCTTCATTATCTAAAGATTCTTCATTATCTAAAGATTTTTCATTATCTAAAGATTCTTCATTATCTAAAGATTCTTCATTATCTAAAGATTCTTCATTATCTGAGGAATCTATAAAAATTGTCATTTAAATTTATTTTGTTAAAATTAATCATTTTTTAGAAAAAATGATTTTTTTTTATAAAAAAATAAAATGAAACAGTTATCATTAATATTAGCTTTAACATTTGAAGGTGGAATTGGTTACAATAATAATATTCCATGGTATTTTAAATCAGATTTATTGAAATTTAAAGATATAACAAGTAATACAGTTGATCCACTTAAATTAAATGCTGTTATCATGGGTAAAAATACATATTTATCTTTACCAGTAAAAAAATTAATTAATAGAATTAATATAGTTATATCAAAAAATTATACAAATAATGATGTTATATTTTATACAAATATAAATGATGCATTAAATTATTGTAATAATGATGGATTAATTGAATCTATATATATAATTGGTGGAACAAGTTTATATAATTATTTTTTAGAAAATAATAAATTAGTAGATAAAATTTATTTATCTATTATAAAAGAATATTATAAATGTGATACATTTATAAATATATCAAAAATATTTGAAAAATTTAAATTTGAAAAAGATAAAAAATATATTTCAGATTCTAATTATGTTTCTTATATTTGTTATAATAAAAATGAATACTTAAAATAAAAAAATAATATATGAAAAAATTTAATATATTAAATAACTTATTTATTGATCAACATTATAATATTAATAATACAAAAGAATTAATTAATAATAATAAAAATATATATTATTTTTCAACTGATAATCATGAATGTAATAATACTGTAATGTATGAATATGGACCACCTAATATTGGAAATATATATAATTTTTGTAATATTCCAGATATCAATTTGGAAAAAATAAAAAATCGAAAAATTGCTTATTATATTTATAATGATAAAAAATCCTATAATCTTTTAAATACAGTTTTTTTAATTGGTTGTTATTTTATATTAAAAAAAAATTATAAATTAGAAGATGTATTATTAAAATTATTACATATATTTAATGAACATCCAACATATTATGTTGATAGTACTAATATATATGGTGGATATACAATTTCATTAATTGATTGTTTTAAATCAATTAATTTTGTTTATAAAAATAATATTTTTAATTTAAATAATTTTGATTATGAATATTATGCTTATTCAACAAATTTAGAAACTGTTGATTTTAATATAATATGTGATAATATGATAATAACAAGATCACCTAAAGACAATAATGAATTATTACTTTTAAAAAAAATATTTTTAAAAAATAATATTAAAACGTTAATTAGATTAAATTCAGATAATAATTATCATGAAAATCTAATAAAAGATAAAATAAATATTATTGATCTATTTTTTAATGATGGAAGCCTACCAGAACTTAATATTATTGAAAAATTTATGAATATTATAAATACAACAGAGAAAATTGCTATTCATTGTAAAGCTGGATTAGGTAGAACAGGTTTATTAGTATGTCTTTGGTTAATAACACAAAGAAGTTTTTCTACTAAAGATGCGATTGCATGGTTAAGAATGATAAGACCAGGTTGTGTTCATGGTTATCAAGGACATTTTATTGAAATATTAGAATGTTTAAGAAATTCTTATTGAAAATTTGGAAAATCTTTAAAATCTTTAAAATAATCACTAGTTGGAAATTTAATAGTTCTTTTAATATTTGTTCTTTGATAATCTAAAACAACTTCATATTGATCATTACTATTTCTTTCAATATCTAAACTTCTATCTCTAGAATCATATTTAGTTTTTGGTTTAATATCTATTGCTTTCATTTCAGAATCAATTCTAATATTATCAATATAAGTATCACTGTTTATTTTATTTTTTTTTTTAAATTTTTTTAGGATCCTGTTAAAAAATTTTATATTTATTAAATTAAGCATTTAATATAGATAATTATATTAAATAATCATTTTTATATAAAAAATATTCAATATTTAAATTAAATTATGATTAATTCATTATTATTAACTTGTTCTTTATTAAGTAATACTTACTATCCTATTAAATTATTTACAGATAAAACTAATTTAAATATATTTAAAAATGAAAATTTAATTCTTTATAATAAATGTATATTTTATAATAATAATTGTAATAAACCAATTCATAAAGTTTATCCCGGACTTACAAATTATAAAAATACTTTTAATGATGATTTTGATAATAATTTAAATTCAATGTTTAATAAATTAGTAAATTTAAATTCAACAACAAATTATAAAATAGATGTTCTAAATAATAATACTTTAAAAATAAAATTAAATTCAGAAATATTTGATGATATAACAGTAATTGGAACTCCTATACATGAAAATAAATGTAGAATATTTTTATTTTGTAATGTTCCAAATTATAAAAAAACATTATTATATTATAATTTACGTTTTATTTTAAATAAAATTAGTTATTAAATATGGTAATATATAATATTTTAAATAATGGTATAAAAAGTTTAATTTTACCTATAAAAAATAAAAATTTAGTATATATTGAATGTAGATTTAAATGTGGATTTAATAATGAAAAAGTTGGTATAAATAATTATTCACATTTATTAGAACACTTAATAGCTACTTTTTTTCATAAAGATAATTGTTCAATTGATAGTATTCGTAATGAAATAAATAAACGAGTTTTTTTTTCAAATGCTTATACTGGTAAAAATGAAACAGTTTATTGGATTAAATGTTATGAAAAAGATTCAGATTTTTTTATTGGTTTATTAGGAAATACTATTTTTGAAACATGTTTTGAAAAAAATAGTTTAAAAATAGCAAAATTAAATGTTATTAAAGAACTTGAAGAAGATGAAGAAAATGAATTTGATGTTGATTACGAAAGATTTATTAATGGTAAAAAAAAAGTTAGTAATAAGTATGGAATAATTGACATAAAGAAATTAACAGTAAAAGATATTGTTAATTTTCATAAAAAAATATTAAATAAAGACATTATTATAAGTGTTAATTGTCATAAAGTTCATATTAATAATATAAAAACAAGTATAAATAAATATTTTAATAGAAAAATAGAAAAAGTTAAAAACGATTTAGACTATAATCCAATTTTAATAAAATTAAAAAATAATAAAATAATTGAACATCAAAATCATTTAAATAATTCAATTTTAGTAAAAATAGTTATTCCAATTACTTTAAATTATTATTCTCAAAAATATATTGCATTAAAAATAATTTTTAATTATTTATTTAATTTTGAATATGGAATTTTATATAAAATACTTAGACATGAAAAAAAGTTAATTTATAGTATTAATTATGAATTTGATATTGATTATTATAATTCTCGTAAAACTAATATAATTATTACTACTTATTCTAAAAAATCTACATTAAATACTTTTTTAAAAGATTTTATGTATATATTTAAAAATTTTAAAATGGATTATGATATGTTTAAATTATTTAAAGATGAAGTTTTATTTATATTGGAAAAAAATAAAAAAAATAAAGATTCTATATTAAATGATTATTACACTACAATGTTTTTATATAATATAAAATTTATAAGTTATACAAATTACATAAAATCTATAAAAAATATAGAATATAAAACTATCTTAAAATATAAAAAACAATTACAAGAACTTAAATATATAACATTTTTATATAATAAATCTTACAAAAAACAAATCGATTAAATTTTCATAATACAATTATTATGATATAATATATCATTCGTAAATTTAATAATTTCTTTTTCATCATCATTTTATTATAATAAAGTTGTATTTCTTTTGTGGAAACAAAAAGTAATATCATTATGATTTTTTAAGTAATCATTAAATATTTCAATATTAAGATTATCTTTTTTTACCGGAAAACACAATTTTTTTTGAATAAATTGTTTTAATTTGGATAATTTATTGAAGTTGTCTTTTGTATCATCAATATTACACCAACCGAAAAGATAAATGGGACAAGATTTATTTATTTTTTGTATATCTTAAAACTATGTTTTAGGTAATTTGTTAAATGTTCTTTCTTTATTTTTGTTGTTATTATATCTTTTATTACTTTATCAATATCTTCATATGTATTTGGACTTTCTTTCTTAATGTAATGTTTTAATTGACTAAAAAACTCTTCTATTGCATTTGTTTCTGGATGATATGGAACACTATATAATAAATTATTATTAGTATTTTCTATTACTTCTCTTATTTGTTTAGAACGATGTATAACAGCATTATCCATAATAATTAGGTAATTTTTATATTTATCCTTAATATAGTCATTATAAAAGTCTAATATATTTTGCGTTTTTAATCCACCTTTTAGGTCTTTATATAATACATATCCTATTATTTTATTAGCACTAATTGCAAATAATAAGTTATATCTTTTATAAGGATATTTATATGTTTTATCTATTACTCTTGTTCCGCTTTTACTTCTACCATAAGACAGTTTCATATTTAGATAAATAGATGTTTCATCTAAACAAATTGTTTTATCATAACTAAACTTTTTTAACTTTTTGTAAAATATTTCTAAATCTTCTTTTTCTTGTCCTTCTTTCTTTTCAGGATAATATTTACTTCTTAATTTTTTTCTTGTAATTTTATTTTGATGTAAGATATTATATATTGAATGGTCTGATAATTTTATTTTGTATTTGTCATTTATCAATTTAGAAAATTCCCATAATGTAGTTGTAGGATATATTTTAACATAATTTTTAACAAATGATATTATTTCTGGTGTAATTTTAGTATTTTTATGTTTTCTTTCTTTTCTCTTAATATTACCATCTTTATTATATTTTATCTTCCATCTTGATAAAGATTGTATTTTACAATTAAATATTTTATTACATACATCTCTCATAGTTTTATTATGTGTTAAGTAATATTTAACAGCAGTCAATTTATAATCTTTACTATGTTGTTCTACCATTCTCTTCTACTATATAAATGTACTTAAATATAATTTACATAATAATATATAACATTATGGATATTACAGAACTTATAAAAGAAAATGAAAAACTTAAAACAGAAATAATAGAATTAAAAGAACAACTAAAAAAATATACTTATGGTAATACTCATAGAAGATATTACGAAAAAAATAAAGAAAAGGTAAAAGAAGGTGGTGCAAATTATCTAAAAAAATTAAAAGAAGAGAACCCTGAGAAATTAAAAGAATATAGAAGAACAGCATATGAAAACAAAAAGAAAAAATTAAAAGAAGTGATATAAAAAAATGATATATAATATATGATATATATATCATAATGTCAAATAATAAAGGTATTTCAACAATTGGTGTAAGAGGTATTCAGTTTAGAAGCAGAATTGAAGCACAATGGGCATATATATTTGAAAAATTAGAATGGAATTGGGAATATGAACCAATTGATTTAGAAGGATACATACCAGACTTTATTATTAAATTTGATGATGAAGAATTCTTGATAGAGATAAAAGGAGATACTAATATATGGAAAGAAGAAAAATATAAGCCTCATATTGATAAAATTTTAAAATCAGGATGGAAAGGACAATTTGGAATATTAGGTAGTACATATAAAAAAACATATGACTATCACTCTATTGAAAGAATAAATATTGGTAAATTATATCAAAATAAATGGAAATATCATAATATTTGTCAAAATGACAAAATTAATTATGATGATTTAATTCATTATGATGATTTAATTATAGTATACAGTGGCGGTGAGGTAAATAAATTTTATATTGATGGTCTTAATAGAAAAGAGATTTTAGATTGTCCTTTATATGAGAGGGAAGATACATTTTATGACATAAATGAACATTTTCAAAAAATATGGGTGGAAGCAAAAAATAAAGTGCAATGGAAAGGAATTCAAAATAAAAGTGAATTTAAACCAAATAAGAATACTATTATAAAATTATTAAAGTGTTCAAAAATAAATGAAAAAGGAGACAGTTATATAAAATATGATGGTTCAAAATATGAAGGACTTTCATATGAAGAAAGTCAATATTTTATACAAAATGGAGGAATTAGTAAATGGATAGATGAAATATTTGATATAATGTTTAAAAATCTTAAAACAATAAAAGATGTGCTAATGCATGAACTTATAAATCAAGATGATAAAAAAAGAATTATGAGGTGTTATGAAAAAATAAAAATGTATTATGAAATGTATAATGAATCACCATTATGGGGAAATATAGACATATTTATTTATAATAAAGCATATATATATAAAGTTAATTATGATAAATCAATAGAATATTTACAAACTAATGATATGAATAAGTATAAAAAATTAACATTACCATTTCCACAAGAACCAATTGAAATGACTGAAAATGATTTTATGGAAAAATAAAAAATTATATAAAGATAAGTACATATATACTATATAGTATTATAGAATATGAAGAAACCTCCTGATAAGTATAAATGTATTAAATTACCTATCAATTCTATTCTGTACAAAAATGAAGAAAGTAATAATATTTTTAGTATTATTCAAGATGCTGTTTATAGAACTAATTATATTACCACTAAAACAAGTTTATTGTTAAGGTTATGGTGTTTAGATAAATATCATAACAATATTCAAATACCTTTAATTGACGAAAATACTATTAAAATGTGTATGAAGTCTTTACTTTTACCTTCTCGTGGTCCTAAACCTAAAAATAACAATCTTTTATTATTTAATGAGTTTAAGAAATTACATTCTTTTAATTTAGAAGATGGTAATAATCTTTCTGCTATTTTAGATTATTATGCTATTACTATTCTCACTTCTATTGAAAATAATATTAAAATGCATTTTTTTGATTATGTAAATCGTTTTATAAATTCTTATTTTAAGATTTTTTATAAAGATGAAATCAATAATAAAGAGTTTAAAAAACAATTATTTAAGGATTTATATGTTGTTAAAAATGACATCATTAATTGTACATTAAATGCTAATGAAAAGTTCCATAATTGGATTAAAGATTATCGTTATAAAATTGTTCCTGAAGATTATGAAGTTAATTATTATTATGATGTTAAGACTACGCCTCAAAAGTATCTAAAATATATGATTTTTATGAATATTGAATTAGAAAAGATAGAAGGAAAGATGTATCAATTCTTTCCTATACAATCTTCTATTATACCTAATCATATACAGATAGATACTAAATCAGTAATAGAACTTTTAGTAGATAAAGAAAAGAAGAAGTATTTAGACAATATAGAATTAAATAAAGAGTTTTTATGGGATAAATTCTTTAATATAACTCAAAAAATAAAAGATTATCAATTTGATAATACAATTATTACAGATGGTTACGCTACATCTTTAAGATTTATTCATAATGATTATATTGAAGGAGAAAAACTTAAAAAAGAAAAGATGAAAAAAGGAAGAAAAGAAGCAAGGAAAATAACAGAAGAAGATAAAGAAAAGAAAAAACTTGCTAAAAAGAAATTACAAGATGAAAAGAAGGAAATAAATAAATTAAAACAAAAAGAAAAACCTAAAAAAGTTGAAAAAACTTATGAATTTCCTTATATTGATGATGTTAATAAAGAAGACCTAAAAGGAAATCATATTTTTATTGATCCAGGAAAGAGAAGTTTATTTACTATGATGAATGATGATGGTAAGTTTTATTCTTATACAAATAAACAACGAGTTAATGAAACTAAAAGATTGAAGTATCAACATATTCTAAAAAAATATAAAGATGAATTAAATATTACATCAAAAGAAAATGAATTATCATCATACAATTCTAAAAGTTGTAATATGACTAAATATAATGATTTTATTACTAAAAAATTAAGTACTAATGAGGTGTTATATAAACTTTATCAAAATACTAAATTTAGACAATATAAATGGTATGCTTTTATAAATAAAAAACGAACAGAAGACAATATGCTTAACAAAATTGAAAAAACATATACAAAAAAAAGTATTATTATAATTGGTGATTGGAGTATTGGTAAGCAAATGAAAAACTTCATTTCTACACCTAATTTATCACTAAAAAGAAAATTACAAGAGCGTTTTAAGGTTTATGATATAGATGAGTATAGAACATCTTGTTTAAACTATAAAACAGAAGAACTATGTAAAAATCTTTATCTACCAGATAAGAAAAATACAGAACGAAAGATGCATTCTATCCTAACATATAAAATGGAAAATAAACGGAATGGTTGCATTAATCGCGATAAAAATGGTTGTAAAAATATCCAAAAAATTTTTAACTATTATATGGAATATAATGAACGACCAGAAAAATATAAAAGAGGTGTGGATTTACAAAAACTACAAACCGCTTTAACAGAGCCGTCAAATTGTAGTTAGTCGCTTTAATGCGATCATTTACATCAATAAAAGAGATGAATGATAAATTATTATATTTTTATAATAATCTTGTCCCATTTATCTTTTCGGTTGGTGTAATAAGTGTTTTGAATATAGTATGAAAACAAATTTTGTCTTTAAGAGTCTTAAAGACACAAGTTTTATCGTAAGAAATAGTTTCTTGAACAAACAATTTAATTTATATTAAAAATTCAATTATTTTTTGGTTTCATCATAGTACTATCAACAGCCCATTCAAGTAAATTTTGTTGTATAACAGGTGAAACATTTATATCATTATATCCTTTTTGATTAATAATATTTTGAAATCTAATTTTAAATCTACCACTATTAGTTGAAGCAAAATTAATCCATCTTTTAATTTGTCTTTCATCATCACTTGTTCTTCTTCCAGAATAAAAATGACAATACCAATGTATCCAACCACGATGTGCATTATTTTCATCAATCCAATCTTTATCTAACCATTCTTTATAAGTAGATCCAGCTTTAACTTTAAATTTATTTAAAGATTTATCATAATATTGTGTAATTAGTAATTTTTTAGGAATTTTATTTAAAAATTTAAATTTTTTAATATCTTTTGTTGAATATGTTTTATCTGTTTTATGTGAATAAATATTTCTAAAATAAGAACCACCTACAATACCAGATTTAAACATTTGAAGTGGTGTTAAATCAGGTTTAAAGTGTGGATAATCTTTAAAAATTAAAACCATTAATATTAATTAATGTTTTACTATATTATAAATATATAATATGTTGTGTAAATTATGTAATATATATAAATTGTATAATATTGAAAATATTTTAAAAATTAATTTTATTAAAAATTTATTAAAAAATATAATTTTAGATATAAAAAAAATAAAAAATGAAAGTAAATTTTTAAGATTAAGTACTTTAATAAATGAATCATCAGATGATATTAAGTATTCTATAATTCAAAAAGAATATCAATTAAAAAATAATTTAAAGATAATACAGAATCAAAAAAATAATAAATTTTTAAATAATTTATATTTAAAAACGTATGCTTTTGATTATTATTTTAAAGAAAAAATAAATTTTAGTTCTCCGTTATATTTAAGAATTTTACAAAATATTAATAATCAATCAAGATATATATTTATATTAGATCCATTTAATCAATTACCAATTGGTATAAGATTAAATATAGAAGATGAAACAACTTTATATCAATTTAATTATTTTGCTAAAAAACTAGAAAAATGTATTAATAATAAATTAGAAATAATGTTACAAGAACATGAAATAACGGCATTATTTTTTAATACAAGTTTTTATACATTTCCAACAGTATATTTAGTTTATGAAGCTAGAAATTATATTTTATCAAAAAATAATAAATTAAAACAGGAAGATTATATTAAAGAAATGGTAAAATACGTAAATAAAAAAGGATTTGTAGTAAATATATATAGACAAAATAATCAATATGTTATGGGATTAATTCATTAATCATTTTTATTTCACTTTCATAATATTTTTCATCTGGTGTTTCTAATATTATCATTATAGTATGTTTAATATTTTTAATGAAATTTTGAATATTTTCTAATGAAATGAATCCTAATGTTAAATTTTCATGTCTATCTTTTCTACTACCAAATTTAGTTTTAGAACCATTTAAATGTATAATAGATATAGCATTATTAGTTTGTAATTGAATTTTATTATAACTATCAATAATATTATAACCTGCTGAATATACATGACATGTATCAAAACATAATGAAATATAGTTTTTATCAAATTTATTATAGAAATTTATAAATTCATCAATATCAACTAACATTTCAGTTCCTTGACCAGCACCAGTCTCAAGTATAATTTTCGTATTTAAATTATTATTTTTAATAAATTCAATAATTTTATTCATGAAAATAACCATTTGATTATAACATACAGTTGGGTCATTTTTAACATATTTTCCAACATGTAATATAACACCAATTGCATTTAATTTATCTGCAATTAATAAGTCATTTTTAATAATATTAAAATTTAAATTAATTTGTTTTGTATCTAATGAAGCAATATTAATAGTGTAAGATGCATGAATTACATATGAACATTTTAAATCTTTAATTTCTTCAATTTCTTTAAAATATTTATCTATATTAGCAGGCTGACAATTCATAGGATTAGATGTAAATATTTGTAATGCATTACCATTAATATTAATAACTTTTTCAACAGTTTTTCTTAATGTTTTTTCTCTAGATAAATGAACACCTACAGTTTTATTTTTCATATTATAAATAATATTTTGTATAAGTTTAGCATTTAATTTTTTAAGTAATTCTTCAAAATTTTCATTAATAATAAATTGTATAATATCTTTTTTATCAAAATTATCTAAAATATATTTAATATTTTGTGATTTATTTGGCATAATTAGTTAAAATAAAATGAATTCATTTTTTATATAAGGTTTTTGAATTGATTTTTTTTATGTGTGATCATTTTTAGGAGTGATCTTTTTCTCTGAAAGATCTTTTTAAGATTTCAAAAGATTTTTATATTTTAAAAAATATTTTATAAAGATAATTTTATATTTAAAAAAAATATTTAAGAAAGATCTTTTTCACAGAGAGATCTTTTTACAGAAAGATCATTTTTCAGAAAGATCTTTTTACAGAAAGATCTTTTTAAGAGAGATCTTTTTAAGAGTGATCTTTTTTTTAGAGAGATCTTTTTCACAGAGAGATCTTTTTATAGAAAGATCATTTTTCAGAAAGATCTTTTTATAGAAAGATCATTTTTCACAGAAAGATCTTTTTAAGAGTGATCTTTTTTTTAGAGAGATCTTTTTAAGAGTGATCTTTTTCTCTGAAAGATCTTTTTCTCTGAAAGATCTTTTTTAAGATTTAAAAAATATTTTAAAATATAAAAAATATTTTATAATTTAAAAAATAATTTTATATTTTAAAAAAATATTTAAGAAAGATCTTTTTTCAGAGTGATCACTTTTCACAGAAAGATCACTTTTTACAGTGTGATCACTTTTCACAGAAAGATCTTTTTAAGAGTGATCTTTTTCTCTGAAAGATCTTTTTTCTCTGAAAGATCTTTTTAAGAGTGATCTTTTTCTCTGAAAGATCTTTTTCTCTGGAAGATCTTTTTAAGAGTGATCACTTTTCACAGAGTGATCTTTTTAAGAATGATCTTTTTAAGAGTGATCACTTTTCACAGAGTGATCTTTTTAAGAATGATCTTTTTAAGAGTGATCTTTTTAAAAAAGATCTTTTTAAGAGTGATCTTTTTTAAAATTTAAAAAATATTTTATAATTTAAAAAATAATTTTATAAAAATAATTTTATATTTTAAAAATAATTTTATATTTTAAAAAAATATTTAAAAAAGATCTTTTTAAGAGTGATCACTTTTCACAGAAAGATCTTTTTAATGAACTGTCATTTAATAATATTAATATTTCTTTATACCAAGAAAAAGCCTAATATAAAAAATGATTTTTTAATTTAGTTATTTTTAATGAGTGAAAATAAAAAAATACAATTAGGATTATGTTGTTTAAATTTAGAATTAAGGAAAAATAAACCAACTATATTTACATCCAGAAGAGTTACTTTAAAAACACTTGAATCCAAAGGTATTAATAATCTCAAAAATAAAATTATACAAAATCTAAATGATGTTTTAACAATGATGGATTGGAATGAAAAAAATGGTATTAAAGTATTTCGTTTATCTAGTGAAATATTTCCACATTATTCAAATTCAAAAGCAGAAAACTATACATTAGATTTTGCTAAAGATTTATTATTACAAATTGGAAATAAATCCAGAGAACTAAATCAAAGATTAACTTTTCATCCTGGACCTTATAACTGTTTAGCTAGTTTAGATCAAAATGTAATAGAAAATACTATTCGTGACCTACAATATCACGCAGATATATTAGATTTAATGGAATTAGATCATAATTCTGTAATGGTTATACATGGAGGCGGAATATATAATAATAAAACTAAAACAATTCAAAGATGGATTGAAAATTATAATAAATTACCAAATAATATTAAAAAAAGATTGGTTTTAGAAAATTGTGAAAAAAATTTCTCAATTGAAGATTGTTTATATATTTCCAGTATAACAAATATACCAATAGTATTTGATACTCACCATTTTAATTGTTATAATATATTACATAAAAATGAAATAATAGAAAATGCAGAATATTATATTCCATTTATATTAGAAACTTGGAAAAAAAGAAATATTAAAGTAAAATTTCATGTTAGCGAACAAGGATTAGGTAAATGTGGTCATCATAGTGATTATATTATTGAAATACCAAAATATTTATTGGATATACCTAACAAATATGAAACTGAAATAGATATAATGATTGAAGCTAAAATGAAAGAAAAAGCAATATTAAAATTATATGAAATATATCCTGAATTAAATTGTAGAATATAATTTTTTATCTGGTGAATAGCCGATTTATCTTCTGTTAAATAATATTCAACCCAATCTAAACTAGAATCAAATAATAAATTTGTTATTAATTTAATTACTGAAAATTTTTTAAAATAACTTTCTTCTTGAATTTTATCTTCAATTAATTCTATGGCATTTGGATTTAAACAAATAACTTTCCAATGTATTTTATATTGATTTTTTTTCAATAAATCAATTGCATTTTTATTATAGGATAAATTTTTCCAGTATAATTTATTTTCTGGAATCCAATTACGAAGTATTTTCTTTTTTGGTAATAAATCCGTTACATTGAACTTGATAATTCTTGATACTACTGAATTAACACTTTTGTAATATTCACAAAATAAGTTATCCATTTCGTTTTTTATGTCTTGATATTATATGTAAGACACTCCATTCGTTCTGTAAATAACTTTAAGTTCTAAAGGCTTGTAACGAGCCTATTGATTGAATTTTTTAATGACATTGCATAAAAATGTTTCTACAACCATTAATGTCTCTATCTAGTTTAAGATTACAATTTGAACAATGAAACACTTTATTACTTCCTAAATTTGATTTTATAGCTCCACACTTACTACATGTTTTAGAAGTGTAAGCCTCATCAACAACAATACAATTTGTTGATTTTGACTTTGATTTGTAATCCAAACGTTGTCTAAATTTGTAAAAAGACATAGCATATGCAATTCGTTTAGTCATTCGTGTTATCTTACTTTTATTATTATTAACAATTCCTTTGGTACTTAAATTCCCAATCAAAATTGTTTTGTAATTATCTGTAAGATATTTAATACTTTTCCAATGCATATCATCTATTAAACATCGTATTTTGAATATGTTTCTATCTTCAATTTTCTTTTTAATTTTTTTTTTACATTTGATTTTATGGATACTATTTATTTTGTTTAAGTAATACTTAATTTTGTTTTGTATATTTGTTCCAATATGTATAACTTCATCATTAGACAAGCATGTGAGAAATGTACGAATACCAGGGTCTATAGATACAACTTTATTTGTACTTTTAGGACTTACATCATCATTGAATGGAACAAATAAGTAGTATTCTTTTCTATTAATATCGTATTGTAAGTTACATGCTCTTTGGATTTTTTCAAGTTTTATTTCTTTTCCATTATATATATATTTAACCTCTCCTATTTTTCTATAAAATAAGGATGTTTTATTTTTATAATTGAAATATGCTGGTTCTATCTCCATCACTTTTCTTGGTCTATTATGTTTAAGTTTTCTAATTCTAAAATATTTGATATGACCTTGTTTGTAATTAGTAAGAGCTGATTTGTACATTGCACAAGCTGTTTTAATGACACAGTCTATTACATGTACAGGAATATTAGACTTTCTAACAATTTCATCTCTAACTTCTTTTAAATGATATGTCCTTAAAATTTTATAGTCTAATACCATATTGGTCTTGATATAATCAATTGATTCATTATACATAATTGTACACGCATTGAACCATGTATCAATAAGCTTTTTTTGTTTTGAGTTAAAAATAACCTTTATTTTTTTGCAGTAACTGTACTGAGTTATGTTTTTGGATTTTTGAATTTTTAGGTTATTTTCAAAATGTAAAGAAGCTGAAGATTTATAATATAATGTATCATAACATTGGTTAGGATTAATATTAATGTAATTTATATTATAATCTGGTATCCATAAATCATCATAATGATTCTTTATGTTATTTATAAGTTTTTTGTGTTTTTTCATTAGAGCAACTTCAGTTGTTCTTTCTTACATATTTTTATTAATTAACATTTCTTTATATACTTTAATTTATATAAATATATATAAATATATATAAATGTATATAAAGAAATATTACTTTATATATTTGTTATAGTATGGAGAAGTACGTTACAGGTAAAGTTGCATCTCAACAATTAGGTGTTCATATTAGAACACTATATCAATGGGATGCAAAAGGTAAAATTGATACAATTCGAACACCTGGAAACAAAAGATTATATAATGTTGAAAAGTTCTTAAATTATAAAAATCTAGAAGGACACTATAATGAAGATAATGAACGACTACGAATTATATATGTAAGAGTATCATCTCATAATCAAAAAGATGATTTAAGCAGACAAAAAGCGTATATGTTAAAACGTTTTCCAAAACATCTTTTGATTGAAGATATAGGTTCAGGATTGAACTTAAACAGACCAGGGCTAAGAAAAATAATAAAATGGGCAATCAACGGAAAAATAGAAGAAGTTGTAGTTGCATATAAAGATCGTCTTTGTAGATTTGGGTTTGAACTAATTGAGGATCTGATAAAAGAATACTCGAATGGAAAAATAACAATTGTAAACAAGGAACATAATATAGAACCAGAACAAGAGTTGGTAAAAGACATGTTACAAATAATGAATATTTTTGTAGCCAAAATGAATGGTTTAAGAAAGTATAATAAAAAAGATTAATATAAAAAATTATCAACCATCTCATTAAACTTCGTGCAGAACATTTGAATATTTTACAAACTTTTTCTTGCCAATATTTATTTAATATTATATCAACTATATCATCTTTTTTAAATTTTTTATATAGTATATTTTTTAGAATCATCTAATTATAAAAATATTAATAATTTCATTTTTATATAATAGGCATTGGTTCATCAATGAATATTTCATGATTCTGTGATAATATTTTCCAATTAATTTTATCCTTATTTTTTTCTAATAAATCAATTGCACCTGGATTACCTGATAAGAAATTCCAATTAATTTTCTCAAAATTTTCTTTTAGTAATTCAATACCATTTTCATTTTCTGAAAAATGTTCCCATATTATTTTATGTTTATTTTTTTCTAATAAATGGATTGCATTTTTATTTCCAGATAAATAACACCAACATATTTTGTCTAAATTATTTTCCAGTAAATTTATTGCATTTTCATTTCTGGATAAAAAAAACCAATTTATTTTTTCTGGATTAGCTTTTAACAAATGAATCGCATTTGGATTTTCAGATAAAAAATCCCAATTTATTTTTTCTTTATTATTTTCTAATAAATGTATTGCATTTTTGTTTGCAGATAAACAATCCCAATTTATTTTGTCCTTATTATTTTCTAGTATATTAATTGCATTTGGATTTAAAGATAATATTGTCCAATTTATATTTTCTGTTAATAAATTAATTGCATTTTTATTATAACATAAATAATCCCAATCTAATTTATTTAATGGAATCCAATCTTTTAATATTTTCTTTTTTGGTAATAAATTCCAATATTCTTTTAGTATTAATGTTATTACATTTTGATTTAATATTAGAATTTTACTTAAAAATATTTTAATAACTTTAAGTTTCATTATAAATTATAAAATATATAAGTATTCATTTTTTATATATTAGGCATTGGTTCATCAATAAATATCAAAAGGTAACCATATCTCTATTTTTTTAGTTTCTACTTCTTTTGAATATTGACGAAGAATGTGTTGATAATTTGTATTTAATAATTTTGGTTCGGATGTCATAATAATTTTTTTAACAAATGGAAGATTATAACCTTCTTCTTTTGATAAATTTAAACTTTTTAATAAATTTAAATTTATTATTTCTAGATTATAAAATTCTTTTAATATAATTTCTTGTTCATCTAAATTAAAAAAATTATTTAAAAATATTTTAACAATTTTAAAGTCCATTATAAATTATAAAATAAATAATCATTTTTTATATATTAGGCATTGGTTCATCAATAAATATTGAAGGATTTTCAGATAATTCATTCCAGCTAATTTTATTAAAATTTTTTTCTAATAATTTTATTCCATTTTTATTAAAACATAAAAAATACCAATCAATTTTGTCCTTATTTTCTTCCAGTAAATTAATTGCATTTTTATTTTGTGATAGATTTTCCCAATCAATTTTATCTAAATTATTTTCCAGTAAATAGATTGCATTTTTATTATAACATAAAAAATCCCAATCAATTTTGTCCAAATTTTTTTCCAATAAATAGATTGCATTTGGATTTGCAGATAATAATTTCCAATTTACTTTATAACTATCTTCCAATTTATTATATTCGGATTCCGTTAATTTTTTTTCATTTTCTATTTTTTTTTCTAACAATTTAATTGCACCTCTATTATCAGATAAATAATTCCAATTTATTTTGTCTTGATTTTCTTCAAGTAAATTAATTGCAGCTCTATTACAAGATAAATTATTCCAATTAATTTTGTCTTTATTTTTTTTAAGTATTGAGATTGCATTTTCATTTCCAGATAATAAATACCAATTAATTTTGTCTTGATTAGCTTTTAATAAATTAATAGCGTTTTCATTTTGAGATAAAAATCTCCAATTTATTTTTTCCAAATTATTTTCCAATAAATTAATAGCATTTGGGTTTTTAGATAATAATTTCCAATTTATTTTGTCTTTATTTTCTTCTAATAAATTAATTGCATTTGGATTTCTTGATAAATAATTCCAATCAATTTTGTCTTTATTTTCTTCTAACAAGTCTATTGCATTTGGATTTTCGCATAAATTACGCCAATTTAATTTATTTAATGGTATCCAGTCTTTTAATATTTTCTTTTTAGGTTGTAAATACCAAAATTTATTTAATATAATTTCTGATTCATCTAAACTAAAAAATTTATTTAAAAATATTTTAACAATTTGAAAATCCATTATAAATTATTTAATATGTTTTTTTTATATATTAGGTATGGATTCATCAATAAATATTGATGGATTTTGAGATAATATTTCATACACTATTTTGTTTTTATTTTTTTCGAGTAAATTAATACCAAGTTTATTATAACATAAAAAATCCCAATCAATTTTGTTTTTGTTTTTTTCTAATATATCTATGGAATTTTTATTTACTGCAAAAAATCTCCAATTTATTTTATCTAAATTTTTTTCTAGTATTGAAATAGCATGTTTGTTATGGGATAAATTATTCCAATTAATTTTGTCTAAATTTTTTTCTAGTATTGAGATTGCATTTTTATTTCCAGATAATATAGCCCAATTTATTTTGTCTAAATTTTGTTCCAATAAATAGATTGCATTTTTATTACAACACAAGTTATTCCAATTAATTTTATCTAGATTTTGTTCTAATAAATAAATTGCATTTTCATTATAAGACAAATTATTCCAGTTAATTTTGTCTTGATTTTTTTCCAATATTGAAATTGCATTTTTATTATTGGACAAGTTATTCCAATTTATTTTGTCTAAATTTTTTTCTAATATGGAAATTGCGTTTATGTTCTGGGACAAATTATTCCAATTTATTTTGTCTAAATTTTTTTCCAATATTGAAATTGCATTTTTATTATTAGATAAGTTATTCCAATGAATTTTTTTTAAATTTTTTTCTAATAAATGGATTGCATTTATATTTCCAGATAAAAAATACCAATTTATTTTGTCTAAATTTATTTCTAATAAATTAATTGCATTTTTGTTACTAGACAAATTATCCCAATCTAATTTATTTAATGGAATCCAATTTTTTAATATTTTCTTTTTTGGTAATAAATTCCAATATTCTTTTAATATTAAATTAATTAAATTTTCATTTAATATTGGAATTTTATTTAAAAGTATTTTAACAATTTTAAGTTCCATCATAAATTATAAAATAAATAAGTATTCATTTTTTATATTTTAGGCATTGGTTCATCAATAAATATTGAAGGATTTAGATATAAATATATAGAATTAATTTTGTCCTTATTATCTTCCAGTAAATTAATTGCATTTTTATTATAGGATAGATTATTCCAATCAATTTTGTCTTGATTAGCTTCTAATAAATGAATAGCATTCTTATTCATTGATAATTTATCCCAATGAATTTTATTTTGATTTTTTTCCAGTAAATAGATTGCATTTTTATTTCCAGATAAAAATCTCCAATTTATTTTGTCTAAATTTTGTTCTAGTAAATTTATTGCATTTGGATTTTCACATAAATAACGCCACTCAATTTTATTTTGATTTTTTTCCAGTATTGAAATTGCATTTTTATTTTGAGCCAAATATTTCCAATCAACTTTATCTAAATTTTTTTCTAATAAATGTATAGCATTTGGATTTCCAGATAATAATGTCCAATTTATTTTTTCTGGATTTTCTTTTATTATTTCAATTGCATTTTTATTTAAAGCTAAACCATTCCAATTTATTTTTTCTAAATTATTTTTTAATAAATGAATAGCATTTTTGTTACAAGATAGATATTTCCAATAAATTTTGTCTAAATTTTTTTCTAATAAATCTATTGCATTTTTGTTTTCACATAAATAACGCCAATCAATTTTATCAAATTGAATCCAGTCTTTTAATATTTTTTTTTTAGGCTGTAAATTCCAATATTCTTTTAATATAATTTCAGATTCATCCAGACTAAAAAAATTATTTAAAAATATTTTAACAATTTTAAGTTCCATTATAAGTTATTTAATATGTTTTTTTTATACTATAGGCATTGGTTCATCATAAAATATTAAAGGGTTTTCAGAAAAATTATCCCATTCAATTTTATCTAAATTTTCTTTAACTATATCAATTATATTAGGATTAGAATTTTTTGAAAAAACTGTCCAGTCAATTTTGTTTAGATTAACTTTCAATAAATTTATTGCATTTTTATTATAGGATAATTCTCCCCAATCAATTTTGTCTTGATTAGCTGTTAATAAATTAATCGCATTTTTATTACTAGATAAAAATTTCCAATCAATTTTATCCAAATTTTGTTCCAATAAATTAATCGCATTTTTATTACATGATAAATATTTCCAATCAATTTTTTCTTGATTAGCTTCTAGTAATTCTATTGCATTTTTATTTTTAGATAACATAGACCAATCTATTTTGTCTTTATTTTCTTTTAATAATTTAATTGCTTTAGAATTTCCAGATAACATAGACCAATCTATTTTATCTTTATTTTCTTTTAATAATTTAATTGCATTTTTATTGTAAGATAACCATGTAGTATCTATTTTATCAATATTTTTTTCTAATAAACTAATACTATTTTTATTTATTGATATCCATTTCCAATCAATTTTGTCCAGATTAGCAGTTAGTAATTCTATGGCATTTGGATTTCTAGATAATAATTTCCAATTTATTTTGTCAAAATTAGCTTTTAATAAACTGACAGCATTTGGATTTCCAGATAATAATTTCCAATTTATTTTGTCAAAATTAGCTCTTAATAAACTGATAGCATTTGGATTTTTAGATAATAATTTCCAAGAAATTTTATCTAAAGGTATCCACTCATAAATTCTCTTTCTTTTTGGAAGTAAATCCCAATACTTTTTTAATATAATTTCGATTGTATTGATATTTAATTTTTTAGTTTTTATTAATAATAATTTAACAATTTTGATATTCATTTATATATAATTATTATAATCAATCATTTTTTAAGATATCACTAATAAATTGTTCTGTACATAATTGACATTTAGATTTTATTTTTTTATGTTTGCAAAAAAAATTAGTATAACATAATTTACATCTATATTTAACTTTATTATGAATACATTTTAAACTAGGATAACATATTTTACAATTATATTTAATTTTGTTATGAACACATATAATTTGAGTATTACATATTTTACATTTTGATTTTTGTTTTAAATGTTCGCAATATCTTTTTGGATTACATATAATACATTGATTTTTATTTATATTATGAGAACATGAATTACATTTTGAACAATTAAATTTATATTTATTATGAATACATAATATAGAAGTTTTACAGAATTTACAATTTTTTTTTATTTTAAAATGTTCGCAAAAAGAATTAGGAGAACATATAATACAATTATTTTTATTTTTATTATGATTGCATTTTTTGTTCATTTTATTATATATAAGGCATTTTTTCATCAATAAATATTTCTGGATTTTCACTTAATCCAATCCAATCTATTTTTTCTAAATTTTGTTTCAATAAATTAATTGCTTTTTTATTTAGTGATAAATAACACCAATTAATTTTGTCCTTATTTTTTTCTAATAAATCAATAGCATTTTCATTTAGTGATAATTGATTCCAATTAATTTTGTCAATATTTTGTTCTAATAAATGAATAGCATTTTCATTTCTGGATAAAAAATCCCAATTAATTTTGTCTAAATTTTGTTCCAATAAATTAATTGCTTTTTTATTTAGTGATAAATAACACCAATTAATTTTGTCCTTATTTTTTTCTAATAAATGAATAGCATTTTCATTTAATGATAAAGAATCCCAATTAATTTTGTTTTTATTTTCTTCTAATATATCAATTGCATTTTTGTTTAAAGATAATTCATCCCAATCAATTTTGTGTAAATTTTCTTTTAATATTTCAATTGCATTTTTATTTTGTGAAAGTATAGACCAATCAATTTTATCTAAATTATTAAATAATAATTCAGAGTTGTTAGTATAATAACAAAAATTATACCAGTTAATTTTATTTAAATTTTTTTTTAATAATTTATCTGCATTTGGATTTCCAGATAATAAATACCAATTAATTTTGTCTAAATTTTCTTCTAATAAATCGATTGCATTTGGATTTTTAGATAAAAAATCCCAATTTATTTCTAATTTATTTTCTTTTAATATATCAATTGCATTTTCATTACCAGACAAATAACTCCAATTAATTTTTTTAATATCAATCCAATTTCGAAGTATCTTTTTTTTAGGAATAATATTCCAATAAGAAATTAATATTAACCGAATTATATCATTATTAACAAAATTATTAGTTAATATTTTTTTAACATTATTAACTGAAATCATTATTTGTGTCTTCAATATATAAAAAAAATGAATTCATTTTATATAAAAATATAAAATGGATTATAATTTAATAAATGATAATATTCAATTAAAATATAAAATAGAAAATGAAAATGTAGATATTAATTTATTGAAAGATTGTTATGATAATATTAATAAATTAAAATTAATTAATTATGATAATTTAGCAAATAGTTTAATAAAAACATTAAATTGTAATAACAATATAAAAAAGGTAGTAAAAATAATTGCATTAACAATAGCGAATACATTTTGTCAAGATAAAATAGATCAAATTAGAAATTTGGAATTCAAAAATTTAAATTTAAAACATAAAATAATAGATTATTTATGTATTAGAAATAAAAATGAAAATGCAAGATTTCAAAAATTAATAAATAAAAAAGAATTATTAACTCTGGAAGAATATAATAAATTAGAAAGTATATTAAATAATATTATTATATGGACAAATGGATTAATTATTCTATTAAATAATCAACATATTTATAAAAAAGAGGTTAATAATGTTATTCGTAAAAGATTAACATTAGATAAAAAAAATCCTTCAAATATGTTTTTTAATTAGATATTTATTCTAACTTGAATTGCAAATTTTGATAAATCTTTAGTTAAATCTAAATATGATATGTTTTTATGTATTTTATTGATAAATTCAGTAGCTCCTTTAATAGTAAAATTAATACCATCTGATTGTAAAAAAGAATTTGTAAATTCAGTTTTATTTTCTGGTAATTTATCATAAAGTATTAAATTAAGTAATTTTATTAAATGCATTGGTTCATTAATAAAAGGTGTAGCAGACATTAATAATAATCTACATGTTTTATTTTTAATTTTATCTTTTAATATATCAATATCTGGTTTTTCATTAGCTGAAAGTGAATCATCAAATAATTTATGTGCTTCATCAATAATAATTAATGTTTTAGATAAATCTTCTTTACCTTTTTTCTTTAATTTACTATAAAGTTGATTTGATTTATTTAACATATTACTAAATGTTCTATATCCCATAGTTAATAAATTTTGATCTAAAAAATCTGAACCATAGCAATTAACTAAATTTTTTCTAATATCTATTAATAATGAACTTCTGGATACCCAAATAACAGTATAGCCTTTTTTAATAAAACTATTAGCAACACCTAATCCTAAACAAGTTTTACCAGAACCAGTTGAATGCCAACATAATAAACCTTTAATATCAGTAGTTGGTGTAAAATATTTTTTTACAAATTTTTGTGTTGGTGTTAATTTAAATGTTGTTTGATTACAACCATCATGAGATATATTATATATTTCTGGATAATTAGATTTAATTTTTTTTCTAAAATTTTCAAATCCACCACCTAATGTAACATTTTTATATTTCATAAAAATATTATCTTCTTCTCTATTATCAAAATTAGATTTTAATGTATGAAAATATTCACCAAAAAATAATTTTATTAAATTATCATCAAATGATATAGTTCCAATTAATGGATCTAAATAATCAACTGATGCATAATAACATATTTTTGTTAATTCATTTGAAAAAGTATTACTTGAAACTGGTGTTTCGTAATAACTATATACATATTGTTTAGTTCCAAGAGGTAATCCAATATGACCACACATTCTACGAGTTCTACCTATAATTTGTTTTTCTTCATTAATTGTAGAAATTTTAGAAAAGATATGCATATATTTAACATCAAATAAATCTAATCCTTCTTTATAATAATGATCAATAATAATAAATTTAATTTTTTGTCCATTAATATTATCTGGTCTAGAATTAAAGATTTTTTTTATATTTTGTGTGGTTCTTTTGGATAATTGTTTTTGATAGACATTACCAAATGTTAAAAAAGCAAAATAATTACTATCTTTATTTTTAATTTTATGATTTTCATCATATATATTTTCGTATCCTAATATAGTAAGTAATCCACACAATAATTTACAACAACTAGTTGAACCTCCATAAATAACGTGTTTATAATTATTTTTATCTAGATTATTTAATTTAATTAATGTTTGTTTTAATTTAAATAACTTTTTATTACTAGATATATAATTATTTAATTCTGATTGACTAAAATTTTCATTATCAAATCTAAACAGGTTCCGCATTTTATTTTTACTCATAAATATTTTTTTTGTTTTCATAAAATCCTTCCTTTTCTAAAAAATCTAGTTTTTTAAATTTTATTTTATCATTATCTTTCATCATATTATAAATACATTCTTCAATATTTTTTAAAGATTTTTTCAATTCTTCGGGTAATTCTTTTAGTAATTTTTTGCGCATTTTTATTTAATGAATTTATTTATGGAATCATTTTTTTTATCATAAACGTTTCTTGTAATTCATAACCAAATTTTCTATAATAATTTCTTACACCAGTACCACTTATTATAGCCATCTTTTTATATCCATTATTAATTGCAATTTGTTCAGCAGTTTCAATTAATTTAGTTCCAAAACCTTTATGTTGATAAGAATTTAAGATATGATTACCAACATTATTTAGATTAGAATAAACATGTAATTCTCTAATTAATGCACAATCTTTTAATATTTCTAATTGTTCTAATTGATTATTATCATTTAAACGTAATCTTAAAAATCCAATTAAATATTTTGTAGTTTCAAATGAAATAAAATATTCAGTACCAGAGGATGCTTTATAATGTTGAATATCTAATTTAATTTCATTATCATTAACATAATTATCTTTAATTTCCCTACATCTAATACATTGACAAGACCAATTATTCTTTTTCATATCATCTTGTAATAATTGACGCATATTAACATATTGATGTTTATATCCACCAGATATATAAGTTGATGGAATATCTCTAATAATTCTATTTAATCTTTTCCATTTTTGAACTTTTTGTTTAAAATCTTTAATTAATTTATATAATAAAAGATCATCATAAGGAATATAGGATTTATCTTCATACCATTCTTTAATTTTTGTCCATGGAACTATTGCAGTTGGATAAATTTTATATTGATCAACTTGTATTCTTTCATCATATAAAGAAAAATCTAACATTTCTTTATCTAATTCATAACTAGAACCAGGTAAATTTGGCATTAAATGAATATCTATTTTATATCCATTATCTTTTAGTAATTTTATTGCATAAAATACTTTTTCAATTGAATGTCCTCTTTTAATTTTTTTTAAAACATCATTATTGGTATGTTGAACACCTAATTGTACTCTAGTGCAATTATAACGTCTAAAATTTTTAATTTCATTTAAATTAATTGTATCAGGTCTAGTTTCTAATGTTAATCCAATTATATGAATATTAGAAGTTTCATTTAAATTAATTTCTTCTTCAAGAGATAACATTTCTCTTTTATTATAATATGAATTAGCAGCATAATATATTGAAGTAATAAAATTATCTTTATAATTAATATGATAATTAGACCATGTCCCACCAAGTATAATAATTTCAACTTTATCAACAATATGTCCCATTTTAATTAAGGTTGAAACCCTAGCATTAAATTGTAGAACTGGATCAAAATTATTTTCATTTGCTCTTAAAACAGCAGGTTCTGAATATAAATAAGATCTTGGTTGATCAACCCAATTATTACCTTCATGACCTTTTTCATTTGGACAGTAAGCACAATCATGCTTACAACTAAATTTACCAATTACTTTGTCACCATTATTATCAGTATATTCTGGTGTTCCACTTGTTAAAATTGTTATTACTATAACACCAGAATTTGATTTATTTTTCTTTTTTGTTATTAAATTTTTCAAATTTAAATTATTTAAATTAAAATAATTATAAAAAATTATTAAATTAGCTTTTGATAAAGTTATTTTATAATTTCTTTGAATATATTTTTGAAATTTATGAATATCATTATTAGTTTTAAAATTTAAATAATTATTTTCAAATTCATTTTTAATAATATTGAATTCTTTATCATTAAATACAATATCTTTATGTGTATTAGAATGTTTTAGATTTTCAATATCAGTAATCATATAGTGATTAATATATTAATATTTTTTTATATGATATTTACACCGTGGAAACTTTTATTAAATATTTTTATTTAATATTTTTAATGATTTTTTTAAATTGCAATAATGATTATTATTCATATTTAAAAAATGAGGTGTAAATGTAGATTCCAGATTATTTATTTCTTCAATAATTTTTTTACGTTTTTCTTTTAATAAAAAATTATTAGTATTTTGAAACCATTTGTTAAAACTAGCGTTATTATTTTTATTTTTAGAATTAGGTCTTCCTCTAGTAATTTTAAAAGGATTTTTATTTTTTTTTTCAATATCTGTCCAAAATGGATAAGTAGTTTTTTTCCATGTTCTTAAATTCCATATATCTCGAACAGCTTTATTTGTAATTTTAAATTTATCTGCGATTTCGTTTGTAAAATCATTTTTATTATTGATTTTAAAATTTCTAAATTTAAAAATATGAACTGCTTGAATAGCTGTTATAGAATACATTATAAATATTTATATAATATAATCATTTTTATATAATAAATGATAAATCCAGAAATAATTGGATTTAGTGCTGGTATTTTAACAACAATAGCTTTTTTACCACAAGCAATAAAGGTTTATAAAACAAACCAAACTAATGATTTAAGTTTAGGGACTTTTATTATATTCTTCTTTGGTGTAATATTATGGACAACTTATGGATTTTTAATAAATAGTAAATGTTTAATAATAACAAATTTGTTTCAAATAATATTAATAATATATATAATATATAAAATATTTAAAAATTTATGAATAATAAAATAAAAATTTATAATTTAATAAATAAATTTAATTATAATAATTTTAAAATATTAAATTTCAGTAATTTAATTTTAAATAATTTAAATTATTTATATGATTTTTTGAATAATAATAGCAATAAAAGAGTACTAATATGTTTTACAAGAGATATGAATGAAATAAGTAAAATAACGATATTTAGTTTTTTTAAGATATTGGAATATAATTTAACAGATGATGTAATGATTATAATTCATAATAATATTTATTTAAAAGGATTAACAAATGGAATCATAGATAAAAATATCAATACTTTTTTTGATTGTTGTATAAAAGAAAAAACAGAATGTACTATATGTGATTCAAATGTAAAAGGATATTTATGTACAAATTGTGTTGCTTCAATATGTGAGTTATGTATATTAAAGTTAAAAGAACCGACATGTCCATTTTGTAAAGCAGATATAAGAAGTGTTTTCCAGAATTTAAATAAAAAAAATAATAATTTAAAAAATCAAAGAGTAGTATTTTAAAATATGATACTTTATTATACAATATTAATAATAATAATAATAATAATTTTAATTTATTATAATTACACTATATACAGTAATATTTATTTGAATAATAAAATGAATAGAGAATTATTTAGTCAAAACAATAATATTACAATTTGTAATAGTAAATTAACAGATTTAGAATATCTAAATCATATGATACCACATCATCAAGTAGCAGTAGATATAAGTGAAATGTTATTAAAAGAAACAAAATCACCAATAATGCATGATATTTTAAGAAAATTAATTTGGACTCAAAAATATGAAATTTTATTAATGAAAGAAATAAAAGATAAATTACCATATGTATCGGATACAAAAATCAAAATGTCACCTCAATATATAACAACAGTATCTGATATTACAATTCCAAATAAAATAGAATTATCACAAACTTATTGTGATCCACATTTCTTTGATCCAAAAAAACATAAAGAACATTTGAAACATATGAAATTAACAGAAAAATCATATATAGAACATATGATACCACATCATCAAGTAGCAGTAGATATGAGTAAAATATTATTAAAAAATACAAATAATGATTTTATGATTTATTTAGCTTATCGTATTATCAAAAGTCAAAATGAAGAAATAATAATACTTCATCAATTATTAGATTATAAACATTATGAAAGTGTAATTCTTTAATTAAATAAACTAATGATAAAACAAAATATATTAAATATAATAATATAATTAATATTACTATTACCTAAATAAACAGCAAGAGTATTAATATTATTTAATTTATCATCATTAATATCTTTTTTATCTTCAAAATTTGTCATAGAATAAATTAAAAATGAAAATGCAAATAAGTTAAATTTATGTTCTTCAATATTAAAATATTGATATTTATAAATATAAGGTAATACAATAACACATAAAGACCATAAAATAGTAATAAACCATGGTTTAAAAACATTTAAATGTTTTTTATAATATTTATAATATCTAGTTAATAAAACAATTGGAATAAATGAGAATGTATAATTATTTTTAGATAACATTAATGAAATAATTAAAAAGATTAAATCATATATAAATAAGTTATCTGTATCTTCACGATCTATACCATATGTATAAGTTCCCATTAAAATATCAAGAAAAAATAAATTAGGATCTTTAATAGATGTAAATAAACAAGTAGATATACCTAAAGAAAAACCAACATTTGTACCAGATTTAAAAGCTTTAGTAAATTTAAGTTGTGGTTTTTGCAATTGCATTATAGGTTGTATGAACATTTTAGATATATTTTAAAATTATTTTTTATGCATAAGAAAATATTATTAATAGTTAATTTAAAATGAAGTTATTAATTTTATTATTTTTAATTAAAGAAATAAATTGTTTTAATCCAATATTGAATCAATGGAATTGTATAGGTATTACAAATGAAATAAATTTAAAAAAACCCTATAGATGTAATATAGGTGATATACCATTAGTAGTATGGAAAAATAAAATGAATGAAACAATATCAACAATAAATATATGTAAGCATTTAGGTTCAACATTAGATAAAGGAAATATTGAGAATGGTTGTCTAGTATGTCCTTATCATGGATTAAAACATTCAAAAACAGATAGTTTTGGAATAGTAAAAGAACATGATGGGAAACTTTGGTGGTCTATGGATACAAATATAAAATGTATTCCTCCGACAGTTCCATTTCAATATAATGATAATTTTATGACAAGTTATTTACAGATTGATATGAATGAAGATTTACCTTATTGTGCTTATAATTCAATGGATTTACATCATCCAGAATATGTTCATAATTCTTTATTTGGTTTTGGAAGTAATATTAAACCAACAAATTTTAAGGTATATAAATATCCTAAAAAAACAGGTATATCTTTTGAATATTATTTAAAAAATAATATAAAAAAGATAAGTTATGATGTTCAATTAAAAAATAAATCAAGTACATATAATTTTAATATGTTTGAATATCCAAGTACAACATGGTCGTGTGTTCAGATAGGTAATAAATTTTCAAAAATGATAGTAGGTGTATCAATGTTACCAATAAAAAAGAATAAAACACGATGGTTTGTAACCGTACGACATAATTATATGAATAATTTTATTGGAAAACATATAGTAAAAATAATGACATCATTAATTTTATATCAGGATTATATGCAATTTAATAAACAATCTACAAATAAATTATTAAAAGATAAATATTTAATGAATAAAATATTAGAACATGATGAACCATTATTGATACTTAAACAATATTTTAGTAGTTATAAATATCCAACAATAAAAGATATAATATGAAGTATATCATATTTTTATTATGTATATTACAATGTAATGCATTTTTAAATTTTTGTTCAATATTTAGATCAAGTAAGAATATAATAAATCAATATTATAATCATGATGATATGTATTATAAAAGTGTAAATAACAAAAAGAATGTATCATTAGTAATATGGAATGGATATAATATTAAACCTATTTATTATAATAAATTTGTAAATTTAATACAAGAAATAGGTTATAAAAAAGGATTAGGTATAGAATGTCATGTTGTTAGAAAATATAAGAAACCAAAGAATCTAACAAATTACTATTTATTTGGACATTCATCTGGTGGATATCAAGTATTAAAAGATAGGTATGATAAAAATATAAAAGCAAATATAGTTTATGGTGCAACTCATAATAGTAATAAAAAATTATATTTTGGTTTTGGTAAATTAGAAAAAGAACCATTAAAAAAAACTTTGGTTATTCTAGGAGATAGAGATAAATTTATCAATGTTTTTAATTTAAATGATGAAATTGAAAAGAATTCTTCATGTATTCATTTAATATCTCAAAATAATTATCATGATTCAATATCAAATGGTGAAACAAATATAATAGGAAAATTTTTAAAAGATGAAAAATTATATAATAATAGTTATTTATCAGAAGAAATAGCAAAATATCTAATAGAATATATATTATATATAGAAGGGAATGATAATAATATGGATTATTTAATAGAAGATACAAATAAATATTTAGAAAATTTAAATTATATTAATTATATAGATAAAACGATAGTACCATCATATATTTTGAATAATTTATTTAATGATATAGAATATCAAGTTTTTAATGATTTAATAAAATTTATAATATCAAAACCAATTTTAAATAATTTAAAATTATATGTGGATTATAATACAATTTGGATAAAATCATTTAATAAAAAATTAAATATAACGAATCTAGAAAAATCTTATAATAATATTTTTAATGAAAGTAAATTATTTTATAATAACTATAAAGTAATTGTAAATAAAAATAAGAATACATTAGAATGGATAAAAAATAAGCCTTATATTGATAGTGATAAAATAATAATTCAAGGGTTTAGTTTTTTATTTTTTAATTATTATAAAGTACCAACATTAGTACATTTTTGTATGAATGTTTGAAATAATTGGTATCTAAAAGGTGGGTTATAACACACATCATTTAATAATATTCGTAATTCTTTATATACTTTTTTTTATTTGAAAGATCTTTTTTATAAGTGGATCTTTTTAAAAGTGATTATTTTTCACAAGAAGATATTTTATAATTTAAAATAATTTTATATTTATAAAAAGATCTTTTTTAAGATTTAAAAAGATTTTTATATTTTAAAAAAATATTTTATAAAGATAATTTTATATTTAAAAAAGAATTTTATATTTAAAAAAAATATTTAAGAAAGATCTTTTTTACAGAAAGATCTTTTTTAAGAGTGATCTTTTTAAGAGTGATCACTTTTCACAGAGTGATCTTTTTAAAAGTGATCACTTTTCACAAAGTGATCTTTTTTCAGAAAGATCTTTTTTAAGATTTAAAAAGATTTTTATATTTTAAAAAAATATTTTATAAAGTTAATTTTATATTTAAAAAAGAATTTTATATTTAAAAAAAATATTTAAGAAAGATCTTTTTTACAGAAAGATCTTTTTTAAGAGTGATCACTTTTCACAGAGTGATCTTTTTAAGAGTGATCTTTTTAAGAGTGATCTTTTTTAAGATTTAAAAAGATTTTTATATTTTAAAAAATATTTTATAAAAATAATTTTATATTTTAAAAATAATTTTATATTTATAAAAAGATCTTTTTAAGAGTGATCACTTTTCACAGAAAGATCTTTTTAAGAGTGATCTTTTTTCAGAGTGATCTTTTTTCAGAGTGATCTTTTTTCAGAGTGATCTTTTTTCACAGAAAGATCTTTTTTAGAGTGATCACTTTTCACAGAGTGATCTTTTACAGAAAGATCTTTTTAAGAGAGATCATTTTTAAAATTTAAAAAATATTTTATATTTTAAAAAATATTTTATAAAAATAATTTTATATTTTAAAAATAATTTTATATTTA